ATGGACATGATTCTGGGATAACTTATGGTCAAGCGTGGGCAAGGTTATTGGTTGATCGCGATTACGAACTTCCTGCTGGGGATTCTCCTAAGAGACCCTTTCAGGTTCTTCGTTATTCAGTCGGTCAACCAATGGGTGCGTACTCTTCATGAGCTATGCTTAATTTCTGCCATCATATGCTTCTTCAATATCTGAATTATCAGGTATATGGGGAAGTTAAATGGCGTGATAATTATGAGGTATTAGGTGATGATATTGTTATCTATGACCGAGAGATTGCCAGCCAATATATAAAATTATTGGAAGGTGATCTCGATGTTAAATGTAATATATCAAAATCCCTAATAGCCCCAGAGAGACCAGTAATTGAATTTGCAAAACGGACGTCGATCGGGGAAGCTGAAGTTTCAGCTTTCTCTTGACGGCAGATCCGTTCTTTCGATTCACTAATGGGGAGAGCGTGTGTCGCGGCGGATGTTGTATCCCGTCGTGGCATAAAGCACCCTCTTAGGGCCTTTAGGGCCATTACTGGACCTCAATGGGGTCCTGTTCCCTCAATCGCCTATTCCTTGATCTCTTTTGCAGGGATCTTGGTGAATAGAGGATTGGTCCCTTTCCAGACGTTGTCAGAATTCTTGGTTGACCCTAAGAATCCTCTTCGAATGGTTGGGGGGCGGATCATAGCAAATGTTAGAGTAGGGTTTCTCGAGACATGAGTAGCTCAGTATTGAGGTGGAAAACCTCTTTCTAAGCCACTTATTAATCGAGTTGCCCTTGGCCGGTTACTAGCGTTAAATCAGGCTGCTGCGCGTGGATACCTTGAAGATTACATTGTCGATCGTTACCGTGCTATTGAGTTAACACTCAAAAATCACGTTGACGAGATGGCTGCAATCGTAGAGGTAGGAAATGTGCACGGTATGATTCCTAAGGAGTATCTCCACGACTTATTCTTTCCTGGGTCCCGATATCGGGACTCAGTTAAGTTAATAGACCTTGATTCATTAAGTTTCGAGGATCTAGTAAGTCGTGCTGATAAGTTGGACCAATTAATCAGGGAGTTGACCTTCTATAAGATCCCGGTAAAACGGCGTCTTATGTTGGATGATTCCTTGAAATTGGTTCGTCTTATTGAGAAATCCAAGAGAAAAGGGTCTTTAGCTTTTGATCTTCGATCTCCAACCCCGGGATCCCACTTTGGAGTGGATTTGTCCCGGCTAGGAGAGACAGGGTCATTTAATAGATACCCAATATCTTTTCGATAGAGAACCAGCCTTCGGACCACGGTAGTACCGTTCGCTCAGTAAGGTGCGGTTGAGGTGACCTGGCATTGGACTTATCCCTTCTAAGGGATGAAGAGTGGTTCAAGGCCCGCTCCGGTGTTAAAACCGGCCCGGGGTTCCTGTTCCAGAGGAAACAGGTTATACCTGTTCTCTTCCTCTCTCTTAGATGAAGCAATGACCCATGCTTAGGGCGGGGTATACTAACCCCTATCCTTGAAGTGAGATGGTGTCAGCCTAAGGGACTGACGGGTTTCACAACATTTCAAGGTGACGAGCTCTTTGCATGCAAAGGCCACATCACCAAACTGGGAAGGATAACCCAGTGCTCCGTTC